TGAAGATCGCGTAGATGAAGCACTACAGTATTATCAAGAGTATCACACGGATGCCACTATAAGAACTTATCTGAAACATCAGGTAACGGCAACCGATATTGCAAATGAATATATTCCGATTTCGTCTAACATTCTTTATATTTCAAAACTTTTTCCATTATCGTCATCATTTGGTACATCGTTTAATATGTTCGACATTAAATACCAGATGATGCTGAATGATATTACTGATATGGCAACATTTGCCGGCGGCCTGGCATATTATGAACAAATGCAACAATACCTATCATTGTTGGATATGAAATTAAGTGGAACACCACAGACACAATTCTCGAGACATCAAGATAGACTTTATATTTTTGGTGATTTTCAAGATGAAGATATTAAGGCTGGTGAATATGTAGTTGCTGAAGTATACACAATTTTAGATCCAGATACACATACCTCAATCTATAATGATATGTGGCTTAAGGAATATACCACTGCACTTATTAAATTACAGTGGGGTATGAATCTTATTAAATTTGAAGGTGTGCAATTACCAGGCGGTGTTGTACTTAATGGACGACAATTATATGATGATGCAACACAGGAAATAGAAGCACTAAGGCAAAGAATCAGAGAGGAACACGAATTTCCGGCTGACTTTTTTGTAGGTTAATATGGCACGTAATTTTTACTTCTCGGAAAAAGTCAGGTCTGAAATCAACCTGTATGAAGACCTCATTATTGAGGCTCTTAAAATATATGGGCAAGATGTGTACTATCTTCCAAGAACAATTGTAAATGAGGATACATTACTAGGTGATGATCCTACATCACAGTTTTCAGATTCTCAAAAAATTGAAATGTATATTGAGAATGTTGAAGGTTTTGATGGTGAGGGAGATCTCTTTACTAAATTTGGTGTAGAAATACGTGATGAAGCTACATTTGTTGTATCAAAGGCGCGTTGGTCAACTCAGGTAGCAAGAGCAGATAATTCACTACAAGGCGACAGACCTACAGAAGGTGATTTAATTTATCTACCTCTCACAAAGTCTTTATTCCAAATTAACCATGTAGAACATGAGCAACCATTTTATCAGATTGAAAATGTACCAGTCTACAAAATGCGTTGTACACTCTTTGAATATACTGGTGAGGACTTTGATACAGGTACCGATGTCATTGACAGCATTGAAAGAGATTATGCATATCAATACAGACTTGCATTATTACCTCCTAAAAATGCAACTGCAACAGCGAGTATTACATAATGGGAAGAGTTTCGTCACTCACACTTACCGATTCGGGTAATTACTATACATTTGGTCCTACGGTCACAATTAGTGCACCAGTAGTTGATAGTGCATTTATTGGCAAAATAGATAGTTCTGATAAAAAATTTGGACCGAGTTCATTACATCATGATTCTCAGGATATGACAATATTAGGGACACTTACTGATAGCATTGGTCCATTATCGGATGGTTTTGTCTCACAATCCTTTTGGTTATATTTAGATTCACAACAAACTTCTACACTAATTTGGTCAGAAAAATTTAGAATCTTTTTAGATGATGATGGTTATGTGAGTTTTGCATGTAGAGTTGATTCAGCTGACAAATCGGTAGGACAAACAGATAATGTCCAATTAAGAACATCAAATTGGATTCCACAAAAACAACAGTGGCATTTTATAAAAATTGAAACTGGTGGTACAAATCTTAAAATTGCTATGGATTCATCATCAATGCCGCCTACACCTTGGGTAATGAATATTGATCCTGGTTATTATTTTTATGATTCCGGTACGGTGATTAGAGCCGGTTATGATGAAAATTATACCGGGCCAAATTTTAGAATTAATATTGGCGGACAATATGTATATGATTCAAATTTAAATAGATCATTTGTTGGTAATATAGATAATTATCATTTTGCATATGATTCTACTAAAACTAGTTTTAATGCATATTCTACTTGGGTACCGGATTCTGCTGGTTCAACATATGAGAATGTAACACCATTAATAGATCAACCATTTGATTATCAACAAGCAACTGCATCAGCATATATTGATTCAGCAACAGGTGAAGTGAATAGATTGGTTATTGTTGATTCTGGATATGGTTACACTTCTGCTCCAACAGTTACATTTAGTGGTGGTAGGTCTGCTGCCTTTGATAGCCAATATGATATTGGTGATGATATTACACAAACATTAAGTTCTGGAGTAAAAGTAAAAGGTGAAGTGCAAAGATACCAATTGGATTCTGCAGGTGATTCTAGTAGATATTTGTACTTGGCTCATGTTGGTGCTGATGATGGTGTATTTAGAACATTTGTTGAAGGTATTTCAATTAATAAAACATATCCATCTGGATCCGTTGGGTTAAAAATGACTGCTGTAAATGAAATAAATAATATATCAGAAACAGAACAAAATGAAGAATTTACAGAAACATATGTAGATGATTTTCTTGACTTTAGTGAAGACAATCCATTTGGTGATCCGGAGAATCAATAATGTTTGGAACATATTTTTATCACGAGCGTATCCGGAAATCAGTTGCCATCTTTGGTCGTCTGTTTAATAACATATATGTCATTCGTAAGAATGCATCTGGTGGTGTATTAAATCAATTAAAAGTTCCACTTGCATATGCACCTAGACAAAAGTATTTAGAAAGAATTAGAGAAAATCCAAGCCTGGAGGATGATACAAGAGTAGCAATTAAACTACCTAGGATGTCATTTGAAATTACAGATATTGCATATGACCTAACCAGACAATTAGCAAAGGTAAGTAATTTTAATACAAAAGGTGTATCGGTAGATAAAAGACAAAAGTTTTATTCACCAGTACCATATAATATTTCCTTTGCGTTAAACATATATGCAAAAAATCAGGATGATGCATTACAAATTGTTGAGCAAATTTTGCCAACATTTAATCCACAATATACATTATCAATATATCCTTTTAAGGAAGTATATCCAGATTTTGTTGAAGATGTTCCGGTTGTGATTACAGGTGTTACATTTAGTGATGATTTTGAAGGAACATTAGAACAGAGACGAACTATCATTTATACACTTACATTTGAAATGAAAGTTCAATTCTATGGTAATATTGAAAATAAAGAAATCATTCGTAGGTCTGATGCTAAAATTTATAATATGAATGCAGGACTAAATGATTCTGATATATATTTAGAAAGAGTTACTGTAACACCAAATCCATTATCAGTTATTGGTTTACCAGATAGTGATTTTGGATTTAATGAAGAAATTGTTTTAGCAGGAGATAGTTCATAATGCCTATTGTACTAAGACTGATAAAAGGTTCCGAACTTACCTTTGCAGAACTTGATGGTAACTTTCAGGATCTAGATAATAGAACAGATGCACTAGAAGCAATAGATGCTGGTACAAGATTAACAAGACTTGAAGCCGCCGGAACACCTCTCTATTTTGATTCAGATGATGTTATGGTTATGCTTGATTCTATTTGGGCAGGTGGTGTTGATTCATATTTGGCAACAACAGATTCTATTGGATTAGCATCTTTTGATTCAGATCATTTTAACGTTAATAGAGGGCATGTAACAATTAAGTTGGCCGGTTATACGCCGAGTGATTCTGCAGGTATTGCTTCCTTTGATTCCTCAAACTTTGTTGTAAGTGCTGGTCATGTTACAATTAATCCTAATAGTGCCGCTGGTAGAGTTGCCGGTACAACAATAATTGATTCTACTGGTGTTGCATCATTTGATTCGGCAGAATTTAATGTTTCATCTGACGGTCATGTTACTCATAATTCTGTATTTTTGGATTCGGCAGTAAGATCTAGATTTAGTGTAGTTGATAATGGAATAGCTGGATCATTTGAATATAGTGACTCAACTGGTGTGTTTACATATACAGGTTCGCCACTAGCTACTACGAGCTCTGTAGGGGTTGCATCATTTAATTCATCTCATTTTACAGTAGATGGTTCTGGACAGGTATCACTTGCGTCAACCGGTGCTGCATTTAGTACAACGTTTAATTCGGTTGGTTCACTAGGATTCTTTTTTGTAGATGGTGCGACGGCTGCAGTTGGAGGTACCGTTTCCGGATCAAATCTAAAATATGGTACTGTTAATACTGATGGATCGGGACATAAAGTAAATCAAATAGGTGCAAATCCTTTGGCTACTGCATTTATCTCTGGGCAATCCACCTCATTTAACGCTTTATCATCTAAAAGAGTTACCGGTAGTAGTGAGGCATCACCAAGTGGAACATGGAGAAACCTAGGTCCAGGATATGCTTATAGTGGTGGGCAAGCTCCTTATGGTGGTGCAGGTTTAAATTTATTTGTGAGGATAGCGTAATGATAATAAGTTGGACTGGAGTTAGAAATTTACAATGGACAGATGGATCATATACTGATATAAACATGGAAGTTAATTTTGTACATGTAGGAGAATGGGTACTTTTTACTGCTACAGCAAATGATCCAGAACCTCATGGTAGAGAATTACATCGAAGAGCAATGAACGGAGAATTTGGCGCTGTTTCTCCACCAGAG